TTCTTTTTTATCTAATTCTTTTTGTTTCTTTTTAACAGTATCTAGTTTCTTTTTATTATCTTTAAGATCTTTTTTAAATTGTTTTTTACTACCTTTATTTGCTGTTAATGCTAGGATACCTGCTATTACTGCTCCGATACCTAGAATTATTTTCCAAAATTTTTTCATATTATTCTAACATTGATTCTATTTCTTTTTTTATTCTATTTAATGTTTTTAATCTATCCATTAATTTTTCTTTTTCTGTTACATCTTCTGTTTTTTTCATTTTATTAGCAGTAGATTTCATTTCTGATGTAGTGTCTTGAAGTTTAGAAGCTAAAACAGCTACACTATCTCCTGATAATTGGGATGCTGTTGGTTCTTCATCTTCTTTTAAAACAGATATAATTTCTTCCCTTATTTTGTTTTTAAATTCAGATAATTCTATTGATTTTAATTCTTTAGCAGCATCTAATGTTTTTTCTAATGATTTATTAAGTTCTTTTTGACTTTTTACATCTTCAGGATCTGCTTCTGCTAAACTAACTGAATCTTCTGTTGCATTAATATCATCCATCATTTTTTTAGTTGTTTCTAATGCTTTATTAATAGCATCCTGATTTTGAATATCTTTGGGGTCTGCTTCATTTAAAGCTAATTTAATTTCTTCTTTGATAGCTGCTTTAAGTTGGGATTTTTTCATGAGATATTTTTATTTATAAATATCATAAAGAAAGTGAAGCTTTCACCTGGTTTATGCGTTCTTCAGTTGTGCCGGAAATTTTAACTACTTTACCAGGCATCCACCTATGCATTCCTAATATAGATGATATTTTTTTATGAATATCCAATCTGTAATTTTTATTTGTTTCTCTAACTCCATTGTCTTCAATAGGAACAGAAAGATCATCTATATGAAATATAATGTCATATTCTTTTATAAGATGCCATAAAACCCCACTTATATGTTGTTTTTCAGCTTCACTCATAGAATCAGATAATTCACAAAAAGCCATTACATCAATAATAGTTCTATCTGTTATCATTTTTTCTTGCATTAATTCTGCTGCTCTTTCAGCTGCGAATACCAATTGGCCTTTTAAAGTACTATCTGTGTTTAAAGGTATTCCTAATGAACTTAAATATTTACTACGTTCTGTTGCAAATTTATAATCTTTAAATTCTGGTTCATTTTTTAATGCATTTACTAATGTAGTTTTACCTACACTCATTGTTCCACAAAAACCTATTTTCATATTAAATTATTTTTTATACAATATACAATATTTACTTCATAATCCCAACATATTTCTTCATTTTTCTCTATTTCTTCTATACTTTTAAAGATAATTAATCTTCTCTTTTCATCTGTTGTCCAATCCGCATTTGGATTAGATGAGGAATTATATATACACCCATATCCTAAAGGTAAGACAATTTCTTTATAATTATCCTTTCTAGGAAAAACATAAGCATTTCTATATAAAGGTACTAAATCATAATATTCTTTAGGAAAAGATATAATATGACATTCTTCTAATATTTCACCTTTTTTTATTTTTTCTTTAGCAAAAACCCCATATCCATGAATTTTACTTTTTCTAACTTCTATTTTATTATTAAGTATTAAACTTTTCATAATATACTTTCAGCTACATAAGTACCTTGTGCCCCAGATACTGTTATACCTCTTGCTGATAACGCATCACCTACAAAATAGACATCAGAAAATCTAGTAAGACTTAAATCTTCATAATTTACTAAAGGTTCAGGTGATAGGTATTTTACTTCAGGCATATAAATACCCCAATCATCTTTTAATGTTGGGAATACTATTTGCATTTCTGTAATGAAATCTTCTATATATTGAGCATTTTCTTCTCCTAATGATTCAAATAAAGGTTCCATATTTTCTACTACAACACATCTAACAAAATCACCTTCTGATGTTTTAGATGGTAATCTATTACCTGGGGAATAATATGTGCCTGTTCCACTACATTGTAATTTTTTAACTGCTTCTCTTGACCAATCAAATGGTTTATCTATACCTCTAATTTCCATTAATATACCAAAATTAGTCATGTTATTTCTATATGCTTCATCTTTTTTAGCATGTCCATTATAAGAATGATCACCATAAGTTTTTTCTAAAGCAACATAAGCAGCATTATTGTTTGTACAAAATGTTCTTAAACTTACATTATCAAACTTTTTATATAACTTAAAATCATATGATATGTCAATTAATTTTTGAAAATGTTTTTGTGGTGCTTCAAATCTAACTCCTATTTGTACTGGTTTTGGTTCTGTTGGTAATTCGTATTTTTCAGCTAATTGTTTTCCAAAATCAATCCCTGATTTACCTACTCCAAATATTAATTTATCATAATATATTCTTCCTGATGGAATGTTTTCTCCATAAACTAAATTAGTATCAAAATTAATATCATCTACTTTAGTATTCCATAAAAATTCTACACCGTTATCAGTTAAATATGTATACCAATTTTTACCAATTTCATGTAGATAATCAGTTCCTATATGCCATACAGGAAATAATCGCAAACCAAAATAAGGTTTAATAAATTCTGGTTCTTCTACAGGATGTGAACATTGTATTACTTCAGGTTTAGGGTGAAATCTTCTAAAATTATTAATAACTTGATCCATTAACTCCATAGCTTTATCTTCACCACAATATTTTGATAAATGACCACCAATAGAAGTATGATATGTCAATTTACCATCTGACCAACCTCCGGCTCCCATAAAACCCGTCATTACTTCTTCAGGTTTACGTTTAAAGGGATCATTACCCATATCAATTATGGTAATTTTACCTTTATAATTGTTATCAACTAATTTTGTAGCAGCATTAACACCTGCTACTCCTGCTCCTATAATTACTATTTGTTTCATCTTTAGATTTTTTATTAATTAAATATACAAAAAAAGAGCCGTGGCTCCAAAATGAGGCCACAGCTCTCTATATAAAAAACCCATAAAGGGTATCTGGCTATGAATCAGATTTTTACTTGCAACATTTTAGGTTGCACCAACCTATACAAACTTTATTAAAAGTTAAAATACAGATTAAATTACATATAAATTTTTTCATTTTTTTATTTTTTATTAATTGATTAATTTTTCGTTTATAGTATCTTTATTGTTAGTATCATATCCATCTCCAGGATCATCAGTTATATCTCCATCAGCTGTATGACCTACTTTGTCAGGAACCCATTGAGCTGCTATTCCATTTTGTAAATCCCATTTTACTGGGTCCATTTCTTGAAGATTTTTTATGTTATGTTTTTTAAATGGTTCACCATCAACAGTAACTTTTTTTCCTTCTTTTTCATCTTCTTCAGCTTCATTTACCTCTCCTTTTAATTTTAATTTCATATAAGCTGCTTTAACATCTTTAAGATCAGGTAATTTTTTAATTTCACCATCCATAAACTTTTTTAAAAAATATTGTTTAGCTTCTGTTTCTAAATCTTGTGATTCTTTTATTTTACCTTCAGGTAAATCATAATCTGCATAAAAATTTTCCCAATCATCATCTGTAAAACTTGATCTAGGATCTAATTTTTCTCTCCAATGATCTAAAGCTTTTTTCATCATTACTACATTATTACTTTTTAAAGCTGCTTTTAAACCTTGTCTTGCTTCTAAATTATCTGATGTTGGGGGTGTTAAAGAGTCTAATAATTTTTCTAGTTGATCTATTATTGATTGTTTTTTTCCCTCTAAATCTTTTGCTTTTTCATAATAATCTTTATCTTCTTTTATATAACAAGATTGAATTAATTTTTCATTTTCTGATAATGATTTTATTCCTGGTGTTGACATATTTGGTTTTAATCTGCCTATATTATCTTTTCTAGATCTATCTCTAGGTATTTCTTTTTGTGGTGTAAAATTATTACCCCCCATTTTATTTCCAAATCCAACTCCTTCTTTTATTATCTTTTCATCTTTTTTATTTAAATCTAAAATAAAACGTGAGTATAATGCAGAAGCTTCATTAATTAATTTTTTAAATTTTTTAGAACCCACACGATGTTTTGTTTCGTTTAACGGTATATTATTGTCTATATGAAATTTTAAATCATTAGACAATGGAGTACTAAATACTTTATTTTCCCTCAATATAGGACCTATAGATTTAGTTTTACACCCACCACATCCACAATTGCAATCTTTTTTACCTGTGTTTTTGCTCATGATTATACATATTAAAAATTATACTTTTATTCTAGGAACTAAGTCAGAAGGGTTAGAAACTATTATATCATTACCAATAGCATCTATAAAATCACCTCCATCATAATATTTAAAATTTCCTACATTATCAGATATCATAAAACCATCAAACCCATGTTCTTCAAAATAATCTTTTGCTAAAGTTGTAGCTAAATTATCGATAAACTTTTTAGCTTCAAATTCATTATCTGTAAAATATGACTCAAAATTCATTGGTAATTTATTTTTATACCAAGAACTAATTTCATCTGATAAATCTTTTGTTAATTTTTTGTTATCTATACCTAATTCTAAAGCAGATTTAAATAATTTATCAATTTTATAAGGCCAAGAGGTTCCTTTAGGTCTAATTAAATTTTTTAATTCTTCTTTTTGAACATCTTCTAAATCAAAAGTATTAATTAATTTTTCCATTTCTTTTATTATATCATCCGCTTTACCTCTTACAACATATTTAGGAGCAACCATTGCCCCTGATGCTCCTGTTCTAGATTTTAATTCAACTTCTTTACCTCCTATATTTAAGTCCCCCTTTGATTCTGCTTTTTTAACATTATTAAAAAATACAGATAAAAATGCTTCTCCAGGTCCTAATGAAACTGTTCCTTGAATAGAATCTTTCATATCACTATATAAAGATTTTAAATCTGTATTGTCAAATCCTGGTATTTGGTCAAAGTAATTATTTTTAGTTAAATCAAATGTAGGTGGATTTTCAGATAATTTTGCAAAATCTCCTGTCTTACCTAATTCAGATAAAAGTGATTGAAAAAATAAAATATCTTTTGAACTTAAATTTTTATCAGCTAAATGTTTCTTCATTGAATTCCCAAAACCTACGTTTTTAGCATATTTAGCTATTTGTTTTAATTCTTCAGGATCAGATATGTTTTTTATTAAACTTTCTATTTCACTTCTTACTTCATCAATATCTATTTCTTCATTTTCTTTTACAACACCTGTTATTATTTCAAATAATAAATTTTTATCCTTTGGGTTATTCATATCCGGGTAACCTTTTGGAAATTTATAAGATATTTTATTTAAAAATGTAGTTATTGAATCCATTATGCTTCTTCTGCTGCTGGCTCTTCTGCTGGTTCTTCAGTTGTTTCTTCTGTTTCTGTTTCTTCAGTTTCTGTTTCTGTAGTCTCTACTTCTTCAGTTTCAGCATCAGGAGAGCCATATCTTAATATTCTAGCTATTGCCATAGCTGCTTGTTCTTCTTCAGGAAGATTTAATAAATAATAATTTTTCCCTTCTACTTGAGCTACCCAACTTCTACCATTATAAATTAGATAAAAAAGTTCACCATTTTTTAAATTAATTCTAAATGTACTAGGACGAGGTGCAACCCAATCTATAGATGCTAAAAAATTATCGAACTCATAAGTTAAAAGATCGATAATTACTGCTTTAAGTTCCGGGAATTTTGTTAATTCATCATACTCTAATACTGCTGTTTCGGATTGCATTACAGCAGGGTAAACTTGTTTTATTAACAAGCGTAGTTTGTCTTTTAACTCTTGTCGTGTCATATTTACTTAATAAATCCACCTTTTGTTTGAGAATAATCTTTTACTTTTTCTAATCTTTTAGCAAATTCTGGTTTATCTTTAAAATACATTTTATTCATTAAATCAGGTTTTTTACCATCATATGGTGATAAAAATGGTAATTTTTCAGAATATGAATACATACATTGGTACTCATTATTATCTGGGCATTTTACTACATCACCAATGTTTAGCGCTCTTCCTTCTATATCTTTAATAGCTTCATCTTCATTCATAACAGGAGGTGCTGATGTTAATGCTTCACCTTCTAAATAATGCTTAACAGAGCTCATATAATCTGATGCTTTTGTTAATTTAGCTTGAACCCAACTTTCTAATTGAGATTTATTATCTAACATATGAAATAAATGTTGAGCATATTTAGCTATTTTTGCTAATTGCTTTCTAGCCATTTTTCCTTCTAAATCTAATTTTCCTTTATGGCCTTCATTTATAGTTTCTGATATATAACAAGATTGAACTAATTGTTCATTTTCATCTAATTGTAAATCTTCATTAGTTTTTTTCTTTTTAGGTGGGTTTTCAGTATAAACCCCAACTGATAGATCATCATCTACTTCACCATCTTCCTTACCTATTGCTTCTTTTACTTTAGGAGTTGATAAAGCTGTTTTGACCATTTCTCTTAATCGATTATTAATTGCCATTGATTCTGTTGTTTTTTTAGCTATATTAGTAGCTCTACCATACATTACTGCTTCAGCGTCCTTACCATATTTTTTAACTAAATCGCGTTTATTTTTCTTCATATTCATGATGATGTCCTCACGCTTATCAAGTTCTGCTTTGGTAAGTTTACGCTCTTTTAACATTTTATACCTTTTCTGTTGCTGATGACGTTACTGTTTCTGTTTCTTCTGTTTCTGTTTCTTTTGTTTCAACTTCTTCTTCTTCTCCTGATTTTGTTTGGTCTTTTTGTTCTAAATCAGTTAATTTTTGTATAGCTATTTTAAAGAATGCATTTTTATCAAAATTTACTTGTTCTTTTGCTGATATTTGATCTATTAATGCTAATATTATTCTAGCCATATCACCAACATCTTTAACCATTTGATTTGCTTTAGTTGCTATTGGTGCGGGTAATTCAAAGTCAACAACTGCTTCTTCAAGTGATTCTTCTACATTAGATTTTACAACATGAGCTCTTGTAAAATAAGTAATAGTATTTCCAATTTGATCTAATAATTTAGCATCACCTAATTTTTCAGCTGTTTGTTGAGCTTTGGTTAGTAAACCTTGAATTAATTCAACATTTTTATTTACTTCACCAGGCATTTTAACATCGATATTTGTTTCTGCTTCTGATGATTCATCATCAACTGCTACAGATTCATCATCTGTTACATCAATGTCTGTTTCTGTGTCAACATCAACGTTTTCAGTATCTTTAACATCAACATTTTCAGTATCTTCTACTTCTTCGTCTTCTTGTACTGTTGACTTTCCTACTTTTTTAGGGTCTAAATCTAAAGTGCCTCCTTTTGTTGGATTATTATTATATTTCCAAGACACAGCATCAGATTCTTTTAGTATTTTTTCTTTAATTTTTTTCTTTAATTCAGATATTGTTATCTTAGATGAAGACTTTTTAACTTCTTCTTTTAAAGACTCTTTTTCATTTTTTAAAAGAGGATTGTTTTTTAAATAATCTTTATAGTTAAATTCACTCATGATTGTATATTTTTATTTATAAATATGTTAAAATCTATTTAGATTTAAGTTTTTCCATTATTTTTTTAATTAATTCTGTTCTTTTTTCACCAGGTATGCTTTTTAACCCACCCGGGGTTTTAAATGTTGTGTTTTCTGGGTCAATATTTCCTGTTTTATCATACCCACAAGTACCTTCTTCTAATTCAGGATGAAATTTTATATAAACTTCATTGGCATCAGGTTTAATAGATTCTCCATCAACTAATACTTCAGCGGGGTATACTTTAACATCATCACCATACCAGTAATTTATTTTATATCCTCCTTCTTCTGTTAGTTCTACTATTAATCCTCTTTTATAATCTTTTTCTTCTGCTTGTAAAACAACTTTTTTACCTCTAGGAAGAATTAATTCAGCTTGAGATACTCTATTATCATTTTCTCCTTCTTCTGCTTCGTTTAAATTATGTTTTTTTGTCCATGCAATAATTTCATCTTCAAAATCTGAGGGGATATTTCCAAAGGTTCTTATATCAAATGGGGTATAATCATTACTTAAATTACCATATAAGTAATCTTCTATTTTTTTTTCAGCATCATCGGGATCTTTAATGTATGATAACATCATATCCATTAACTCATCTTCTTGATTAGGAGTTATTTTATTTTCTTTTAGTAATTTAGTTGATGAAAATTTCATATTTTTTAATTAGTAGTACCCCAACTTTTTAATGTAGCTGCTTTACCATCAATATATTCTTGTTTATCTTTAGTAAATTTATCACCTACAATTTTAACACCTCCACTTCGTATATTAACTCTACCCATCCAATCTTTACCTTCAGGGTCTATAATTACTTCTTCTTTTCCATATCCCATTTTAACCATATCTTCTAACCACATATCAAAGCTACGCTCATTGCTGACGACTCTATCAGCGTCAGTTGGTGTTTCTAAATGAAGTTCATCCCATTCTTCTCCAAATCCAGGCAGTGCTCTTAATATAAAATCCCAACTTAATTGATTTAATTGGTGTTTACTACTTTCATTTAAGTTTTTTTTTTCATTTATGCCTATATTACTTAATTCATTATATAAATCTTCTTCTTCATCTGGGCCTAAAAATTCTCTAAATTCTTTAGCATGTTTTCTTGCTATTTCAGCAGATTTTTGTTCATCATTTTTGATGTAAAATGACTCTAATGCATCTAATATTTCACCATATGAATACATATCTGCTATATTTGAGATACTATTAACTAACTTATAATTATCTTCTTTGATATTTCCTTCTTTTAAATATCTACTTTTATTCCATTTATGTATATTAAAATCACTCATAATTATAGTTATATTTTATAAATATATATTTTTCTTTATTTCTTTAAATTTTCTAAATATTTTATTGTTTTTTCTAAACTTTCTAAAGCTCTAGATTTATTTATTCCACCTTTCCAATTTTCTACATCACCTTGTTCAGTAATAAATGATTTATTTGTTTCATTATTTAATTGATCTTCAAACCAATTTTTAAATTCATTTATAAAAGCATTTAATTCTCCATTATGTATATTTTTTTCATATTCTTCCCAAACGCCCCTTTGCTTTAATTCAGATTCAAAATATAAATAACATTCATAACATGTTTTATGAACTCTAAAAAAATCAGGATCAAATTTATGTTTCATTAACTTATTACAACTAGGACAAAATAAAGGTGTTCTTACCATTTTTTTTACTTTATCATATTTAGTAATGTTTTGTTTTAATCCATTTTTAATAGTCCATTTTCTACCATCTTCTTCCCAAATATCTCCTTCTTTGTGGAATTCATTTTTTTTAGAATAACCTACTCCTTTAATAGTACGTTCGTTAGTTTTTCCTGATAGAATATTACGAGCACGTTTAACATCTCTTTTTGACCATTCTTTTTTTAAAATATTTTCTTTCATAAACCTAATTCTTTTAATTGAGCAATAGTTGAAGCTACACTAGTATGTAAAATTCCTATTCCACCTGCTTCTTTCCATTGATTGATGTTTTTTTCTCTATCATCAATTAATATTGAATTTTCATTAGCATAATTTTTTTTATTATTAGCAAAAGCTAAAATTAATTTAACACCCGGTAAATTACGTTTTGCCCATACTCTTTTTCCTAATCTAGATTCATTATTACGTGAGGGAGCTGATAGTAATATGGGATTGTATTTTTTAATGTAATCCCAATATTCTTGGCTTCCTGGCATCCATTCAATTCCTGTCCAAAATCTAACTCCTACTTCGTCATCAATTAATTCCCAAAATTTTTCTAAACCAAATTTATCTACATAATCTGATGGTGGTATTCCATCTGAGAATTGTTTAAATCTAGTATCAAAATCAGCTATTACACCATCCATATCAGAATATATAGTATATTTTTCATCTTCTGTTATAGGTTTATAACCTGATCCATAGGGAGCCGCTTTACCATCATGGTTAGGTAAATCAATAGTTTCTTCTAAACCTTTAGCTAATTCTAAAGCATAAGCATTTAGTCCAAATGGATCCTTTTTTGTTTTTTCGACTTTAATAGGAATTAATGAACCTCCTTCTTCTATGTCAGTAGTAATTTCACCATCAATAGAATCTGTCCAATTTCTAAAAATCATATTCCCTTCTTGATATGCTTCTCTTTCTATTGCATCTAATTCATCATCTTCATTAGTATTTGTAGTCATTATATCACCTAATCTATCTTCTAAATTTTGTATGTGATGAATCATTTCATGAGAAAATGATCTTACTATATCTTTTGGATGTCTACCTTCAGTATATAATACTATAGTTTTAGTTTCAGGGTTATAATATGCAGTTTTTCCGAAAAAATTTTTAGCATTTGATTTTTCACTATGATAAAATATTACTTTAGGTAGGGGTAAAATATTTAAACCCATTTTTATCATATGTTTAGTTAAATCTTTTATTTTTCCTTTATAATCTATATAATCTGAATATGTTGCATTTTCTTCTAAAGGGATAACTGGATTAGATGTTTGAAAATCTTGTTTCCTCATTATAGTTTTTGCAGTCATATCTATTCCATTTTGATCTACATCAATTACAAAAGGAATATTAATATTTTTATTAAAATCTTTTACAACAGCTTCTAAATCATCTTCAGTTTTTGATAAAGGTTTACCGTGTTTTTTATATAATTTTTTAAATATACCTATTAATTCAGCTACTGATATTGGTTTTTTATTTCTAATGTCATTTAATCTATCAAAAAAATGTTTTGTAAAATCGATGTCAATTCCTAATTTATTAAATAAACCATCAGCATATGATTCAATTGAATCTAATTGATTTTTAGTAATATTTTCATTTATTAATTTTGTAGATGCTATATTATATACTTCTTCTTTATCTTCATCACTTAATTCATGAGGTAAAAAATTTTTAAACTCATCAGAATCTAATGTTAAAGCTTTTCTAGCATTTCTAGCTCTCATATTTGAGTCTGATGTTGTTATAGTTTTTAAATTTAAATTTGGGTATTTATCTGGGTTTGTTATTAATGGGGCTGATCTTGTTTTTATATCATATTCATCATCTTCCTCTCCTTCTCTTTTTCCTATAACCCAATAAAATTCTAATTCAGGATCATTTTTAGGAGCTCTATAAATATCTCCAATTGGATTTTTAGCTGGTATAATTTTTACTTTTTGAGGTAAATAATTTTTATAAATGTCCCAAATTAATAAAGATTCTGTTTGATCTATTCCATCTCTTTCTAATCCTCCAACAAAAATTCGGAATTCATCAATTTCAGGGTATTCAGCTAAAGCTTGTTTAACAACATTAAAGTGTCCTCTTATGGGGGGTTTAAAACCACCTCCATAAAGAGCAACTACTTTAGTATCATCTACTTCCATTAATCCTCTTACTAATTCTTTTGTTAGTTCATTCATCTAGTTAAAAATGTCTTTATTTTTGATTGTGCTTCTTCCCTTGATACTGATGTGTTTATAATATCTTTTACCCCTTCGTCAGATAATAATAATTTTAAATCTGCTTCTAATTCTGCTTTTGATTTAGCAGATCTTGCTTTAGCTTTTTCATCTTTAGGTTTTGTATTTTGAGGTTTAAAAGGATCTAAATAGGTTTTTATTATATCTTCTAAATTATCCATTTTTTCATCTTCTAAAGTATTAGCAACTGAAACAAAATTATTACCAAATAATTCTTTATAAGGACTATGATTTTTAGTTACTGAATTCCATGTACGCATTACTATAGCTGGGGCTAAACTTCTATCTTTACCACCTGATTTTTCAAATCTATCTTGATTTTGTTTTAATGAACGCTCTAAATCAGTATAAACATAAAGCATAAATACATTATATCCTGCTTCTTCTAATTCATTTTTTAATTTAACAGTTTGATTATATGAAGCGCCTGTGCCATCTAATATGAATGATTCTTTATTTTCAATTGTAGAAGCAACATTACCTTTAAATTCTTTATTAGCTGCTGCCATTGCTTTGGCTGATAGACTTCTTTCTTCAGGTGAAGATTTTTTTAAATTTAAAGATACATTTGCATTTTTTAAATTTTGAATATAAATATCATCTATATTTAATATTTTTAATCCTCCTAAATCTAATCCTTTTAAAATATAACCTTTACCAGCACCGGGTGCTCCTGCTAAAATTATAGCTTTTGGTCCACTTTCTACTTCACTTAATAATTGGGTTAAACTTATCATAATACAATTTTGTTATAAATATCATAAATTTCTTTTAGCTGACGTTCTAAACTCTGTGAATGATGGAGAATGTCTTGGATTTTCTAAATCAAATAATTTTTTAACTGTGTTAAAAATATCAATATTTTCTTCTTGTGTTCTTTTTGATTCATATACTTCCCATCCTTTACCTTGTATCATTCCTTCTTTGGGTTTTCTTTTAGAAGATTTTAACCAAAGTATACCATACCTATCTGCTTTTTTACCATAACATTCTTCATAACATTTACCATAAACTGCTGTTTGTAATTCATATGTTGTTTGTAAATGGTTAGATGTTTTAAAATCTATAATCCACAATTCACCATCTATTTCACATATCATATCACAAGTACCTGCTACTTTTAATTCATCTGAAAATATATGTACTTCTGTTTCTATTAATGTTGGGTTATGTGTTTCCCAAAAGTCAACAAATCTTAAAAACATTTGCCAAATATCAGGATTATATTGAGGATTACCCGATTCTGTTAGGAACTTTAATTCTTTACCATTTAAATAATCTTCACACATTTCATGTACTAAAGTACCTTCTTCTCCTGCTTTTTTAACAATCCAATCGGCTGAGTATCCTACTTTTTTTAACCAATCTTGGAAATGTTTTCCTTTAGGATAATAACTTAAAACATAAGTTATAGATGGATAATATTTACCATTTCTTCTATAATATCTAGAATCTGGTAGCGTTATTTGTTTTGAATCTTCACTTATTTCTAAAATTCTATTGTAAGATTTTTTTATATTGGGTTTTTTCATGCTAACATTATTTTCTTTTCCATTAAATTTGAATATGTTAATGGAAGAGTATTTTGAATTAAATTAGTAAATTGTTCAAAACCCATTTCTGAGGGATCCTTATCTTTTAATTCAACAAGATAAACTTCTTTTCCTTCATCTATAAATTTTTTACAAAAATCTAACGATTGTTTTTGTGCATCTTTATCTAATGCAATATATATTTTTTTAATAGTTGATGTTACTATTTTTTTCATTAAAGTAGATTGTATATTTTTACCTAATAAGGGAATAGCATTACGTTTAATAGCAATGGCATCAAACATTCCTTCACAAATAACTAAAGGTAAATTCCAATTAATTAAATGTTCATTAGGTATAATATCTCTACTTGCTTCTGGGTTTCTGTATTTTACATATGGGTCTTTTTCAAATGAACGACCTGTAAAGTAATTTAAATTACCTTTACTGTCATAAGATGGTATTATAATCATTTTAGCATATCTTCCATTTTCACAATAACCTATATTATATTTTTCAATATCATCTTTAGTTATGCCTCTATTTTTTAAATAAACCAAAGCATGTTTAGTAATAATGTCTTTTGATTCTAATAATGATTTATATTCTTTTGGTAAATTTAATGATTTTTTTACTACAATATTTTCAACCTCATAATCAGTTTTTGATAATGATTTTAATTCTTGAAATTTTTCTGGGGATGCTCCTACTTTTTTAAATAAAGTTGAAAGGCGATTGCCTTTAGTATTACAAACCCAACAATGCCAAGGATTTAATCCTTTTTTATTTTCAGTAAAATTTACTTCTAATTTAGGTTTGTGGTGATTACAAAAAGGACAATTATAAGCTTGATTTCCTCTTGCTGTTCTTTTTCCAGTACCTAACACAGATGTTGTTAAATTTGCAAGTAGTTCATTAACCATAAATATTAATGTATGAAGATTATTTTGGATCTCCAAAGTCACGTGTAAAAAACTTACCTAATATGTTATCATTAAAAAATTCATCTGGTCTTTCTAAAACTTCATGAATAAATTGATATTTCATTTCATAATAAGTTAATCTTTTTTTACTTGTACATAAATGAAGTATTTCTCTTTGGAAATTACTTTTATCTTCTGTTTTTAATAATTCTAGAAGGTATTTATTGGAACCATAATATGTTTTCCAATCTGATTCTTTTGAGACTAACTTATATTTAGGTGGTCTTCCTTTTGCTCCTTCATATACTTTTAAATCTTTTTTAGCTAATTTTCTTTTTTGAGTATGTACTAAAAATTTTTTACCAATATAACTTTTACCGGAAGGTATGTGAGTTGTACAGTATACAAACCCCATAATATCTTTACCGAAATCATTAATTGATTTAATTTTATTTCCTTTATAGGTCCAACTCATATTACATAGTAAGATTAACTATAATAGTTAAATCTGAATTAATTGGGATTTTGGTAGGTACTGATAATTTACCTACTGCTATTAATTGTTTTTCATTATTGTATAATCCTACTGTAGTTAAATAGGGTGAAAAATAAGAGCCTGTTGCAAAATCAAAATATACTTGGTTATTTACTCCTGCACTACCTGTTAACAATGAGTGGTTTAAAGAGTAATTAAATTCACTATCTTTTATTGTGACTTTATATTGATGTTCCCATAATCTTACTGATGAAGAAAATTCAATACTAGCTGATGCTATGCCATTATTTATGAAAGAATTAGCGTAAGTTGCATTATATGAATGAGGTTTCATTGTAGTATTTTGGGAAAAATGTGGGTATAAACCAACGGCTGCTACTGCTGATTGGGTAGCATTATTATACATAGCATAGTTATTAGAAATCATTGAGTCAAATACAACACCTATACCATGGGGGTAAAAAATATTACCACACCATAATCTATTAGCAGCTCCCTGTTGCTGTGGGGCGGTTGCATATGATGCAGATGTATCCATATATAAATTTCCCTCACCATCATCATATATTTTTGTCATATATGCACTTGAAACGCCGGCTGCTGGGGATTTAAAAGATCCTGTAATTATATATTGAAAAGATTTTGGTTGTATTGCTTCACCATATAATCTACGAGGAATACTAAAAACAGCACATTCATACGGTAGGTTTGTTGTATAACCCGTAGATACTGAACCCATAGGAGGAATACCATATGAACTTGATCTATATTGCTCTATAAAATGTCTTTCTTGTTGTATAGTATTCATTTTATAATTTTCATACCTTGTAGACATAGCAGCATTATATGAGCCTGTCCATGTATGAATTTGGTTTGCTGAAAAACGATTTCCTGCTGAATTTACTCCTGGTATTAAACTTTGTGTATAAGCTCTATCTCCCCAACTTCTTGAAACATAATTAGTATAATATAGATGTCTAACATTACTATAAACAGTGTATATATTTTGGGCTTCAAGTGATGAAAAACCTGTTTTATTATTTAAAGGAAATGATGCATGAGAAATTGATGCAGTACCATAATAAAAAGCTAATTGACTTGGCCATTTTTGTGCAGTACTATAGGATGTGTTATCCCACTGTGTGTCTGTGTGAGTTACATCTGCTTTGTTTTTAGGTGATTTTAACCCATAAAATAATCCAATTCCAGATTGAGATATTGAACCACTAATAAACTTTATATGTCTATTAGTTTCATAGGGGGTTATTACTACATCTTTGGTTGTAAGTTGTTTGTAAGCATCCATTCATTTTAAAAATCTAATTTTACTCTAACTAATACTTCTTTAGTAAAATCTTTTAATAAAGGTCTACTCATTTTAGCTACAGCTAATAATTCATTAGCTTCATTATACATCCCTACTGTAGTAATGTATACTTGTGGGTTGTTAACAAATGAGTCATATAATACAGCTCCAGTACTACCTGATATAAATGAAGGGTTTTCAGAAAAATTAAATTCTTGATTTTTAGCTCTAATAAATAAAAAGTCAGATGTTAGTGTTTCTTCTGAATTTAATTTAAAATAGCCTTTACGTTTCATGGCGTTTAACAATCTATTCATATTATTATTGTTAACGTCCATTTGTCTCTGTGTCGATAAATTGATTCCTCCTCCAGTTTTAATATTACCATCATCTAATGCTTGACCATTTAATATTATTGTTGCAATGTCTGGTAAAAACAAACCATAAGATCCTGATGCTACACTATATCCATTTGCATTTACTGATGTATAAACATTTCCTGCTGAACCTGATACTACTTGGAATACTCTACCTGCGTTATTAAATGTTGTTGAGGTTACAACTTTACTATTATCTGTTAATTCTATACTATTACTAGGTTGTCCTGAACCTGATAGTTTTAATGTCATTGTTCCAGGTAGTAATTTTTCTTTAAATCTAGCTCTTTCTGGGGCTATTACATAAAAATATGAACTTGTAACTCCTCCAAATGAAAAAGGTAATGTGTCATCTCCTAATACTATATTTTGATATTGACCATATATAGTTCTAGTTGGGGATGATCCTGTTACTAACGCATTGTAAAAATTACTTCCACTACCCATCTTATCAGCATAAGCCATATCAAATTGTACAGCTGCTGTTGAATCTGTTGATGATGTTTGATACACGTGATAATAAAATTTTCCGGTATTACTAGCTGCTTGTATTGAAGATGTGAAAAATGAAGTTAAAATAGGAGCATTATTACTCCAAACTGTTCCTGTTACCGAATCTGAACTTATTACTTGATCCTCTGGTGTTATTATTTTAAACATATCTTAAAATGATTTATGATGTTTTTGTTACTGTTACAGGGATTTGTATTCTGGCCCCACTATTTCTACCAGTTATTATAAGGGTAGCATATAATGCTGTTTTATTTCCATATAAAGCATTAACAGTAGTTGCTGTTAAAGTAACTGATGTACCTATAACTGTTTTTGAGACATTAGTTCCAAAAGTTTCTGATGAATTTAATTTTGAGGCTTGCTCTGTTGCTATTCCTGTTCCTGTAAAATCTGAAAATATTCTTACATCTGAAATTGTAGCTGTGTATCCATCACCTTCTGATTGGCCTGTTGTTGCTCCTAAATAATTTAAAGTTTGTGGAGATAATGATAAAGCTTCTCCTTGTTGTAATGTTATTTGATTATAACCTACTGATAAAACTGGCATTTTAGAAGTACCTCTTGGTAAAGTAGTTAACTTATATTTCATAGTTTGTGTTTCATCCGGTATAGCTTCTAATAGAGGCATATTTTCTATAGCCTCACCATAATATGCTGAACCTGATGGATGGTTTGGATTATACATTGTATAATCAACTTCATCATCTGATAGTGCAAATTGAGTTATTTTAAAATTTCCTTCTCCTTTTGCTAATAATTCTCTACCTTTTTTAGTTAAAATAGCATCGACTGTTACTACTTGATTATTTAAGTATCCCATTGTTTATTGATTTTATTTATAAATATATAAAAATTTTATTTTTATTCCAAATTAAGTTATTAATTTATTTAATTTTATTGAAACGCATTTTTATCTTTTAATGATGTTATAACAGTTTGAACATTTCGTTTCTGTGTTTCAGTTAAATCATTAGGTATTAAAAATCCATCTCCTGATGGAGTTACAATTCCTTTTGAACCTGTTGGTGGGGTAATTTCTACTATTACTCTATCATCTGCGTTTACTCTTCTAAAAATAGTGTAATTTTTAATATGTCCACCGGGTATTGGTTTTTTTAATGTTTTTGGATCAGGTACTACTCTTAATCTATCGTAGATATAACCTGGGTCTGGTATCCATACTTGTGTTGGCTCTTTCAATAGAGATGTAGTTGATGCATTTCCCATATGCATTACAATAGATCCTGACGCCCATGCCGCACAATCTCTATTATAATTTGATCCAGTTGCTTCATAAATTGATGAAAAATCAGCTCCACTTGAAACTGTAGGATCTGCTGTTCCTTTAGATATTGAACCTGAGTCAAGTAATCTTTGATTTGTTGATAAACACCATTGATACTGTCCTGGAGTATCTGATGGGCCTATTCCATTAATTACAGTACCACTTGCTAATTTAGATGCCCCAAATGTAGCTAATGTAATTTTATCTTCTCTTGGTCCATAAAAATCAGGATAATAACCTGTAAATGAAGCACTTCTATATGTTGATGATTGTGATAATATTCCTGATGCATTCGGACCTCCAAAAGAAGTTAACATACATTCTTGACCATATTGATATCCTGTGTATGTTCCTTTTCCTCTATATCCAGAATTTGGATTAGTCCAAGGTTGTGAACCTTGCTCTAACCTAAAATCTACATTACTTGTAAAAGCATCTCCTGGGTTTACTGTAGTAGAACCTGATAATATAGGTGGTACTAAATTATAACCCATTACTTCAAAATCTTGTGTAATAGTTTCAACAGTATTATCAGAACTAGCTGTTAGTAAATAATCATATGTAACTCTTATTATATCACCTTCTTCTACTAACATATCGTGTTGGAAGTTTTCATACTCTGGAACACCTGATAAAGCTGGGTTGAATCTCCACGTAACTCCTTTTTTTTCTTTTTCATATGTTGGAACAAAAGATGTAAAAGTATTTTGAAAATATCTACTAAAAAGTACAAATCCTTGGAAAGCTCCAAATGTTTCACCTACAGACCATTTATTATACCAACCCATTATATTTTTTCCATAACTACCTGATATTATATTAGCAGTAGTATAAAGTGGAAATTGTGATGATCTAAAACCTAAATCAGTATTATGATATGTAGTACTTCCTGTGTAAGTCCAACTAGATCCTGTAACATTTCTGTTATATGAACCCGACATATCCCCCATTCTAATGTTTTTATTTAAAGTATTTAATAATGATAAATGAGGACCATGTATATCAACTTCTCCTAATAGTCCAAAATACTCAGGAACTCTTGTTCTTAAATATATAGGACATCCCTTTAAAATTAACATATTACTACCTGTAGTTAAATTGGAGTAACCCGAATCTAATGATTGAGATGAAGGAGGTAATTCTAATATAGGATCTTCTAAAGTAATCCACTGTGGTGCATTAAAAGCTTGTGATGGTGTTGTGTCATATTGATTTATTTGATTTGAAGCTATTACTTGAAATTGTGATGCTGGGTTGTAAATTTTATTTGTTCCTACTTGTAATGAACTATAGTTTATTATTTGACCATTAAGACTAGAAAATTCTTTTTCTTGTTCATTAAAGTTTATAGTTAGTGCTCTTCCTTTTGGGAATGTTGAACTTACATTAAATAATTTATCTCCACTACCATCAACACCTATAATAGAAGGTTGTTGATTTTTTCCTATAATATCAGTATCTGGGATTTCTATTAGAGAATCTATATTAAATGTCATAGTATCAAATCTTTCTCTACTATCTATAGCTTGTTTAAAATGAGCTATATAAATAGGTGAAGTATCTATAACAGCTGAAGGACCATATGATTTATCTCCTTCCCACGATCCAGTATCTCCATTTAAAAATGTTACAACATTTTTTCCTTGTGTTTTTGAAGTAAAGTGATTATAATCTGCACTTAATAATTTACAACCATTATATTTAGGATTTATAGAACTTCGCTGTGTGTAATTACTTGCTGGTACTTGAGCTAATATTGCTGATCTTTTATTTATTAAATCTAAATTAACTGGAACTGATAAATCTGTACTATAATCTACATCAAATAAGTGTGGATTTAATCTATTTTCATTTTCATTATTCATTGTAGGATTACAATCTGAGTTGTAAAATCCTGCCTCTTCAAAATATGGATCAAACACTATAGCTGTTTCATCTGATCCTGTAAATAAAAATGATGATGACCAATTCTCTCCGTACTTCCATTGTTCAGCTCCTAAAAATATTCGTGATTCAGGATCTCCATAGAAATATTCTAAATATTCATCTGTTGTGTGATCTACTACAGCTAATGGTTTAAATTCTATTTGATTAGTCTCTGAGTGGTAAATACTTGTTATTGAAGAGTCAAATATATTTCTTCTTTTACTATTAAGAGGATCATAACCAAATTGAAAAGGATTATCACCTACTCCAGCATCAGTTAAATAATAACTCATTGATATTAAAAATTTAACATCATAATTTCCATCTTGTTTTAGAGTAGCTGCCATATTTTCTCCTGTAGATGAATGGTATGATATTCTAATTCTAAATGGCATTGCTCTATGGAAACTTGAAGTTTCTGTAAAAGTAGGTTGATAGAAAAACACCGAAGCTGTTCCTTTCCCAGGTACAGGATATTGTGATGATGATTTATATGCTCTTGCAAATGAATTTATATGGATAGTATTTGTTCTATCTGCTGATGCTGAACCCCTAGGTACCGTAGGAGTAGATGCTCCAGATGCTGTCCATGTTCTTAAATCTTGTGATTTAGATACAAAAGTAGTAGTAAACCAAGTAGCTCCTGCTGATTGTGAGAAAATTAAAGCTCTACCTAAACTGTGAGTATTATACCCTCCTGGTGGTATAGGGCAGGTAAATCCAGGCATAGCAGTTGAAGAAAAAGGCCATGCTGTAGATGTTCCAAAATTACCTTCATATGGTGTTTTTGTTAAATAATTACTACCATATTCAGCAATTGAAGGGCTTTCAATGCCTGCTAATTCTGGGTTGTTTTCACCAAATAGCATCACATAACGTGCTAAACCTTTTAAACCTATTATACTTCCTCTACTATATTCATTTAATGTAGTGTTAGTTATTTGATAGTTATATAATTTTTGTTGATCATCATGATATATAGCAGATATACTATTTGGGTCGTCTCCTGATTCATCCCAATCATAATTGCCATTATATTTTGGGTTATAATAACTTTGTGAATCTACTGATGGGTTATTTCGAATTACATTATCTTTATCATTAAGAGAAATATTAAAATAAGGTTCATTTCTTCCATATCTAAGTTCTCTCATAACATTAAATGGCACATCCCATGCTTCAGCACCTACATAATTTAATGCAGTACGCAGTGTGTCATTATCTCCTTCAGGAATTAAAGATCCTGTGTTATTATAAAACCAACTTTCTGATGGATAAGGATCTATATTATTAGGTATACCAAAATCAGGCATACACCCAAACTTAGCTTGTAATCCTGATGTTGCCCATAGTCTCATAAATTCTACTATACTCTCTACCTCAATTTCATTTAAATAAATTAAATATTGAATCCAAGACATTGGATCAGTTGAACTTTGTGGAAAGTTTGTTATAGTAGTTGGTTTTGTATTGTCTAATTCATTACCATCTGCTGTGTTAATTGGAAATAATTCTGGTTCACTTCTAAAGAAACTCCAATCGAAATGAATAGCGTCAATTTTATGTCCTAATATTTGACCATTATTTCCTTCACCTGCATCATAGGATGAAGAAACTCTATGGTGGAAAATTACAACACCTTTATCGAAAGTATTTGGATATGCACTATCCATTCCACTCCAAGGTACATTATATGATGATGTTGCTTTTGACCATGAATCATATTTAGCAGTATGTGGTGGATAAAGATTAGAAATAGGAGCATAATTATTTGGCTCTAAACCCGCACTTCTTGTTCCTTCAACCCAAGACATAGTAGCATAATATAATGTTTTAGGTACATAATTAATAGCTTCAATGTGATACCTACTATCCATTGCTTTATATACTTTTATTTCACATCCATTATTCATTTCTCCATCTTCAGCTACTAAAGTAGATCCACTATACTCTCCATCATAAAATTCTTTTTCATCTTCTTGAATTCTTGGAACTATTCCTTCAGTAGTATCAATATTATCCACCCATGTTTGGTGGAAGGAATTTTCAGGATAATTCTTTATAGCAAGAGATCGAGATCTCCACCACGAGGCACTAATAGGATGTGCTACTATACTTCTATCTGTTATGTCTTCTAATGGAAAATTTATACTGTGCGTAAAATTATTCATCAATAGAAAATTGGTGTAGAAATTTTCAGAAAATGGTACTGACTGAGATGCAGCTGCTACCACCATAAATGATTCATTTGGATATAATATAAATTCATCAAATGTATTTTCATAAATGTATGGAGATGCTCCTGCAGCACATGGAAGTACATAACTATCTCTACCTAAAATTCTATTAAAACTTGAAGTGAGTAATATTGAAGCTGAAATATCTTGTGTAATTGTACCACCCGTGCTAAAAGCTGTCATAAATCTTAAATGGAAATTTGTTGCTAATGGGTGTTTAGAAGTATTAGTTATAGATCCTGTGTATGCAGCTGAAAGATCATATAAATCTGTTGATGAAGATATTTGTCCATTTGTGTAAGCTATAGGTGTAGGTTTTCCTACGTAACCTGCTGGAGTATTTGGGAATGTACCTGAACCAGATAATTTAGGTTCTCCAAATTGATTATAAACAACTTCTGTTATTCTATATAAACTTTGATTTATAACTGATGAGGTTGCTGGGAATTTATATGGATCAAGCATTTTTCCCCCTAAAGGTATCCAATATTGAGCAAGCCAATTCACTCCTGGTACAAATGGGTGATCAAATGATGTAAAAAATTGTGGTTCATATACTAAATTATTATCTAAACCTTGTAAATATAGAAAACTACCTGAATATATTTTATTACTTCCTGTGTAAAATGATGGTATATTTACTGATGCTGTTGGGTTTTGGTGAACACTACTAGTTGGATATACTTCACCACTATATACCCCCGGTTTACTAAAATTAACTATTTCATCAGCATCAATGTAGTTATTTTGAGCTAATTTATTAAACATATCATCACTTACACCACCACTAAATTCTTCTACTTTAATACTACTTGTGATAGTTAAATCTTGATTAATAATTGGACTTTGAAATCCTTGTGGGGTACCTGGTACATCAAATCTACCATCAATTGAACCCGTTTCAGGAGTTATAGCCATTGTTGTTTTAGAAGTAAGTGATGCTAATTTAACACTATTTCTTTCTAATAAATGTGGTTTAATTATAATACCTGTACTTAAACTAGTTCTAGCTGGTACGTAATTTTTAATTGCTTTAAATAATGAAGTTTCATAAAATTGAATTAATCTATTATAATCAACTTCCTGCTCTCTAAGTTTTGGTCTATAAGACCAAGGATTACCAGGATTATTTGGATCTGTTGTACTATAAGTACCAACTTGATATTGACCTGTTCCTGAGTATTTTTTAAAATAATCTTCAGCTATTCTAGTTAATCTTGGATATCTATCATACGATGCTGTTGCTGCTGTTCCATAAATTTCATCAGCATCTCCTACTATATCAGAAATAACTCCATGACCCATAGCTGATATAATTTCATCATTAATTTCATTTTGGAATGAAAAACCAACTTCTAAATTATTAGTATTTTCATTATATGGTCTATTTTGTGGATAATCTTGGTATATAGATCTCATAGATGAAAGCACTTCACCATATGATTCACTGTCCGCAACTGCTATTTTATTAGAATTTCTATTTCTTATACCTGCTGATGGTTGGTCTAAGTAAACAACTTCATCATTAGGTTTTAAAAGTGATGAAGTAAAATGTGACCAAGCATTTGGATAACTTGTGGATATTTTTTCTCCAAAGTTAGTTAAAACCCAATAATTACTTGATGTAAGAGATGCAGTTCCTATTGCTCCAACTTCTGGTGTGTTTTTACTATAAAATAAAAATGATGAAGTATATAAAGGACCTACATAACCTACTGATGATGGATGTACTGATCCTAAAAATCCTTTATATCTAGCTGCTGTACTATTATATCCTACATTTGGGAGAGTAGGTTGGTTAAAAGGAATAAGCCTATCAGTCCCGAATATTCCCCAAGAAAAGCCTGTTGTAAATGTAGTACCTGAGGGTGTAAATATTTTTTGAGATTGGTATTCTAATTCATTTCCTAATGGTATTCTAAATGATAATAAATCAAATGAACTATTAGATCCTGTAAAGTTTCCTCTTAAACCTTCAATAGATCTTGGATTCATTACATAATCAAAAAATTGAGATTGACTTATAGCTCTTCTATAATATCTAAATTCTTGGAATGATCCTGAAAAAGGATCTCCTATTATATTAGCATTGTATGTAGGGTTGTTAGAAGATTCAGACCAATTCCCTATAATATTATAACCACCAGGTTGATATAAACCTCCTAATATAACATTTGAATAATATGGAATATAAAGAAATAAATTATCATTTGTTCTCACTCTATTCCACGCAGCATTCATTGAAGCTGATATAATATTGTTAGGCATAGTAATTGAAGAAGATCCTAACCATTTTATTCTGTTATCATCATTTCCTTCATATCCTTTTTGACCTACAAATATTTCAAATTCATTTAATTGATTATTTACACTAGCACTTAAATTTGTTTTTCTTTGTACTTGAACTGACCACCAATCTTTATTATAAAAAGGTAAATAAATACCTGATGATGTGTATAGGTGTTCTGGGGTTGCTCCTTCTTGTGTTGAACCTGAAATTAATAATTTTAAAGTACCATATTCATAATAAGGATCAGCAGTAGTACTTTTAATTGAACCAGAATAAGATGCAGTTTGAGACATAGATCTTTCTAACCTAATAGCAAACCCACCACATTCATCTTCAATATTTTGGATTCTATACTTTTTTATTAATAGAGATTCAGAGTAATGAGTATCTGGTTCTATGTTTCTATCTGTTTTAAATCTAAATTGTATACAATCAGGAACACTTATATTTGTATTTAAAGATGAGGATTCAGTTCCCCCACTACTATATACATTTGCAGTTAAGGGTCTCCAAGGTATTATTACAGATGATGATGGTTTTACTTTTCCATCTACTGTTGTTATATTAGGGTCATAAGTTGTATATGCTTTACTATAGCGATTATACCACAAATCCCAATCATTATTATGTTTTTTATTTTTACCTCCAAATTCACTAATACGTAACATTGTATTAGGAACACCCCATATATTAATTAATTGTCTTAAACCAGTTACAGTTCCTTTTCTTTTTACTAAAGAAACCATATTAGCAAATATTCTTTTATAAATTTCTTTTTGTGTTCCTTCCATTGGGTAAGGATACCCAGTATCTAACATTTGGTGTAAAAAACCTAATGTCGTTTGATCAGTATTATAATAATTAATTATTGATCCCGATGAATTAGTTACATCAATGTAATCTGTTATGTATTCTATTCCTGAAGAACCTGATAGTGATCCTGATGATGGTACTGTAAAAATATATTGCTTTGCATAGTCATTTTTTGTTTCAAAATCATTACCATAAGTACTCATTCCCAATGATTCTATTACATTTCCTGCTAATGATAATGGAAGATTTGAACCTGTTAATGCATTTGAATTGTTTCTTACAGTTGTTAAAAATTTAGTATATAACCAAATTTCATCAAATAACTGCCCTGACATATTAACAAACTTTAAATACTGATCATTATCTACATTGTCTGTTATGAAAGGAGGAATTACATAATACAAATAATCTGTATTACCTTCATCATATAATGATGCTGAATATATTCTTGATGTTTGTGAATAGTAGGGGTCATCTTCATCTGTTGAACCATACCATGTTTTTACTTGAGATGATGAATATGAATATAAAGGGTAAGGATATATTGTATCTGTTGTTTTAGGCCATGATTTTGAACCTGTTGTAAAATATAAGAAATATTCATAACCATCAAATTTAGAAATAACATTATCTATTTTAGTTTCTAATAATGCTACACTTGAAGAATATCCTGAAGAGCCTGTTGTGGCTCCTGTTAAGGGTAGTAATAAAGAACCTATTTCTTCTTTATAACCCTCAATTTCAATCATTTTAGTTCTAAAGTTTTCTAATCTTTGTTCTGCTGATGAGTAATGGACAAATTCATCAAAATTATTATAGTTTAATTGAAATTGTACTCCTTTTCTATTTTGTAAATAGTGGAGTTGTGATGATGCTCCTATTGATGAAGTTTGGTTTAATTCTCTCCATGTTTTATTAGTTGTTGAATTGTTTACTAAATCATTTAAAGGAATATTAATATTAGGTCCTTTAATATAATTAACATTTTCAACTATTGAATAATCATCTTCAAATCTTACTTCCCAAGCTAAACTTTCTGCTACTTTAGTGACTATACTTAATTCTGAAAATTCAGATACTGTGTCATCTAGAGCGTCAAATAACTTTATTAAAATTGCAGGAGTACCTGTTGTTTCTTCAATTTCTAGCTTTATATTTATTCCAATGTATAGTTTATTATACCCAAAATTTATATAAAATTCATCTATATATTCCCCAGTATTTATTCTGTTGTTAAATTCATTAAAAGCATTTATAATTATATCATTACCAAGAGTATTATTTTTAATTCTTATTTCTGTTCTATCTGATGAGATAGTTGATATAAAATACTTTGAATATGATAATAATTCATAATTAATAAAATTATAAAGTGCAAAATATGTTCCAGTATTAAAAGAATTGTTATAAAGATCTTCAGCTGGTGTTAAATTTAATGAATTTGCTGGTACCACCGTATTTTTAACTGATGGTGGTTTAGGCATTTCCCTATTAGCATTTGTTGTAGAAGTTGTTGCTTCATTTACAAAATCATCTTCACCAAGTGGATTAGTTGGAGATGTTTTTAAAGGAGATGAATCGATGGGAGACTGATTTGTAATTGTGTAATTTGTAAAATCAGAATTAGTATATAATCTTGTTAAATTAGAACTATATACATGAAATTCAACAACACTTGTTCCTTGATAAAAAGAACTAGAAAATGTTTCACTAGGAACAATACCAGCTAAGTCTGTTTGTATACCTTGTGATTGTAATAGTTCATTAGGATCTATTGGATTAAGTGATGAAGATACCGGAATTGCCATTTTTATTGTTTTTTATTAACTAGTTTCATCTATAACGTTAGTCCCTTGAGATGATTCAGCTTCGTCTAATGCATCTGTAAGGAGTGCTAAATTTTGTTCTCTTAATGCAGCTATTTCATCTAATAAAGCTTGAATTTCTGAATTAATTTGATCATAATTAGCATATTCCCCACTTGTTTTGGCAAGATACTCATGAGATTGGTAATCTCCAAGCTTAGGTATATCAAAGAAAAATCTATCATATAATTGCCAAAAATCATCTAGAGTAGCTAAATTAATATCAAAATAATTTGGATCAACAACAGGTTCAAGTTGATCAAATGATGTATTAATAGTTTCATTAAATTTATCTCTATTAAATAATGTTCTTGTTAATCCTATTTTTTTTGTCATCCATTTATTACTTTAAAAGTTATATTTTCATCAAATACTTTTGTAGTATTATCTAATTCTGTTTTTATTAAAATTGTATAATATCTTTCAGGTTCTAACCCATTCATATAAACATCAAAATAACTACTATTAGCATCAGCACTTATTTGTGTATATTTTTTATCAAAATCTATTACATACTCATTTGTTTCACTATCTTTAATAGCATAAGATGATGAAATAGGTAAATAATAATTAGTAGTATATATAGAACTAGTTGCAAAAGTTCTTGTAGGATATTTAGGTCTAGCAGCTAATCTTAATCTTGCAACACTTTGAGAATAATATGTTCCGGCATTATTATAAACAGAAATAAATGATTCTGCTGATGATAATATAGTATTAGTTGAAGAACCTGTATCCCATGAGTAATCATCAAATCTAAATTCTAAATGTGGGGGGTATATAGTATTAGTATCAACTGAATAGTATTTTAGTGTAGCTGCTTTTGATTCTGATGGTATAAATTCGTTTGAATTAATTTGTTTGATTAAAAATCCATCATTTGTAATATCACCTCCTGTTATGCCTTTAGATTGACTTATCCATATACTTGTTATATTAGTAACATCCTGTTCTATGTCAATTGGGTTTGAGTAAGTAAATACTTGAGATGATGTTATATCTAATTGTGTAGTAGATCCTGTCCACCAAGTTCCTCCACCTTCTTTTCCACTTACACTATAACCATTTGATAAAGGTTCAAAACCTGATGTTATCCATGCTCTAGAACCTGATTCATCTCTCCATTTCCAACTACATCCTATTTGGGTTTCAGGAGAATTTAAATATCTACCCATTCCCATATCCCAACTACAAGATACAGGTAATATTTCTACTGTTGTTGATTGGTTTAAATTAGTAACAACTGCTGCGTAATTTTTTAAATATACATTATAACTTCTAGTAAAAATACCTGATTTTGATATGTGTGTATCAAATACATTATTTATTTCATCTTGTGAAAATTGAATTAAATATCTACAAGATTGACCTTGATCATCTTTTAAATATGTAGAAGCTTCTATTATTTCATCTAATCCTGTATTCATACTAGGATATTCTGAGTAAAGTGTTGCGTCTTTGGATGGATATATTTTATAAATTCCCATAATTAAAAGTCAGGATTAGTTAGTTCTGGTAAATTTGGTGTTGTATCTCCATAATCAGTAGGATTCATTGAAGGAGGTAATTGACCACTTATACTTTCTTCTTCTCCACCTCCTGTATTAGGTGCTTCTGGTGGTACTGGTATTGCTTCTCCTGTTGTATAATATGGGTTTGTAGGTGTATATTTATGTAATTGTTTTAAACCTCCTACGGTATTACCACTTAATAAATTTACATTTTTATACGTTCCATCAGGCATATCGGGTGTTATTCTATTAGGACCACCTCCTGTTGGATCAATTGCTTCATTATTTGTTCCTGTACTCCTATCTCCTAAAAGATCTGGGGGACCTGATTGTCTATCTTCAATATCTAATGCTGTATTTTTTGTTGATTGTTCTAATGCTGACCATTTATCTACATTATTTTCAATCATTCCTTCTTTTCCAGTGTAATATGGATTATCTGGTGTGTATATTTGATTATATCTATCATCTGCTATTATACTACCTTCTGCAACATCTAATTCTGTTAATGATCCATTTTTATCATTTAACAAACTATTATCACCTCTTATTTCACCTTCAGGTTTATCAATAAATCCTTGACCTGCTCCTGGGAGGTAACTTTGTTGATGAGAGTATTGAGGAGAATTAATAGGACCTCCTTCAGGATTTGTATTTTCTAAATCAAAATTAGTATCATCAAATGAATTTTTCATATTAGAATTATCACTTCTAATTTGACCTTCAGATGATAATCTGTATTGGTCTTGAGCTTTAGGGCCATATTTTTGTTCATGCCCATATGTAGGTTCATTTATAGGTCCACCAGGAACTTCACTAGTTGATTTCTCTAAATCTAATTTAGTTTTTTCAAAAATATTTAATAAATTACTTACTGGTTCTGGCATAATTACTTATATTTTATAATGGTACTACCCTTCCTACAATATCTATAGATGGATATTTTACTTCAAAAATCATAGGATCTAATGAAGGATATATTACATCATCAATAGTAGCTGATGCTATGTCATATGCATATTTAGAATATCCTAAATTTTCACCTCTTAAATTATTAATAGTTATATGTTTACATGTTTGAACTCCCTCAACTTTATCAAGAAGAATATATAATTTCCTAAGAAAGATAGGATCATTTACATTCCATTTATCTATATTAAAATAATCTTGTAATTCACTTACACAAGTAGTTAATACTTCATTATTATTAAAATTAGGTAATACTATTATATCAAAATTTATTCCTATATTAATTGTAAAAGCATCTTTTATTTTAATAGAATCATTTATCATTCTATACTCATATAAATATGTTCTTAAATTATTTTTTAATGTTGCTGATGCTGGTCTTAATTGTTTTTGGGAATTATAAGATAATATATACATGTCTAATACTGTTGGTAATTCTCCTGGCATATGTTCTCCTATTTTTGAGGGCTGAGTCCATACTTTTGCGACAGTCCCAAATTCAGAAGGCATACTTAAAGCTCTGATTATATAATCTTGTTGTGTTACTGTTCTTAATTGGTTTTGAAAATTACCTAAAGCATTTTGTCTTATTTCTTCAAGTGTATCTGCATCTTGTCCTCCATCTGCTGCAAATGTATTATTAGATGCTACTGAGTCAAATACTGTTTGGGCTAATCCTGAATTTGCTACATTAGGATTTGTAAAAGTTATTAATGAAGTATTAGGTTTTACTAAAGTATTAGAAGGAACATTAGATGAAAATCCCCCTCCTGTTAGATATCTTACAGTTAAGGTAGTATTTGATGGAGCTACCCCATAACTATCTGTAAAAATAAAATTTAATGGGGAAAAAGCTGTGGTTAATTTAGTTTGAGAAAAGGGTAAACCTGTTCCTACATTATTAGGATTAGGTACTATATCTGCATCATTATTTGATACTGTTCCTGCTCCAAATCCTATTTCTAATGTAGTTGAATTTAAAAAACGAGTAGTAAATCTTTTTTGTGTTTGTTTAATTTTTAAAATATTAGCAGCATCCCCTTGTGTTGTATTTGGATCATTTGTATTTGTATTTTTAATTTTTTCAAACACACAATCTTGAGCTAAATTATCAACTTCATACCAAGTGTTACCATCTGTGTCTTTAATGTCATAAATTCCTATAATATTATCTCCTTCTATTTTTCTTGTGTCGAATTTTTTTGGTGAGGAAAAATTAAATTCAATAGTATTTAATGTTGCAGAAATAGACTTACGTGATTTTTTTAACAAATAAAAATCAGGATCTGTTCCTGTTGCTGAATAAATGTTTATAATTGTAGGATCCATTGAACTACTTATTGAAAAATCAATTTGATCTTCAATTAAAAAATCTACATCATTACCTGCTGTTGATCTTACTGTTGTTCCTGCTGGAATATTAATAGAATAATCATAATCTGGGGTTTTATTTCCTGATGGGCCTTTTGATGGGATTTGTTGGTAAAAGTCAATAGTTGCTGTTGCAACTGTTGTCATTTTAGGTTTGTAACCCAACATATAGGCTAGATTAAAAATGTTTTCATCTTGTCTAGCGTATTGTATAAAAGTTTCTTGAATTTGATTATCTAAATAAAAAGATAAAACATCACCTACATAGGCAGTCATTTCAATAAATAACATTCCTGTTGAAGTTGATGTAAAATCATTGTAAGTATTAGGAAAGTAAGTTTTTGAATAATCTATTAAGTTAGTTTTTAAACTATTAAAATCTCTACTTGTATAATTTATAATTCTTGATATCTCAGCCATTATTGTATTTCTATAGTTAATTCATCATCTATTCCAAATGGAGTTATAGTATAAAATAATGAAAATTTAATTATATTTTTATCTCTATCATTATCAAATTGTATTTTTACTATTGTAACCTCAGGAAATTCTGCTGCTACTACTGTTTTTATTCTTTCTTCAATTACTACTGTTGTTGATTGATAAATACCTTCAAATATTATTTCTCTTAAATTAGCTCCAAATGTAGGATTATTTACCCTTTCACCATGATTAGTTAATATAAAATTAATTAAATTAGCTCTAATTTGGTCCTTTTGAGTATGTGTAGGATTAAATACATTATCTGCGTTTAATGGGAAACCAAATCCCACAATCCTACGATCATCACTATCTATTTCAAATTGTTGGTCTACTATTTGAGGCATTATTTAGTATTCATTAAATTCATAATTTGATCCATCCCTACATCTCCTGTAGGTAATTGACCTTGTGTTGTATCCATTCCTGGTTTTGGTACAAAATTTTGAGCGTGTTGAGAAGTAAATTGTCTTTCTGTTTCTCCTAATATATTTTTATAAGCATCTCTTTGCTCCTCCAATGACATTTTACGAGGTTGTGTATTCATCACAGGTTGTTGTGGTGGAGTTTGTGGTGTTATTGGTACTCTTGTTTCCACTACTGGTTGTGGTGATGTAACTCTATTAGATTTTAAAGCTTCTAATAATATATCTTTTATTTCTTCTTGTATTACTTCTTTAACTACTTCTTTTATTACTTTTTTTAACGCTGTTAATTTCATAATAATCTTTTTTTATAAATATTAATTAATTTTATTTTTTACACTTATTTTTTAATTAATCATCAAAATTGTTATAACCAACTAAACTTACATTAGATGCGTATCTTGGATGATTACCTATAAACTTATTTTCAATAGTAAATTGAACTTGATTTCCCGCCCATGTTTGTAATACTGATGATACATTTGTTTCTAGACGAAGTAATAATCCTAATTCTATTAATGCTTGACGTCTAAAATTTACTTTATTATTTCCATCCTGTATGTATCTATTATTTTCTCCATATTGAGCATTGTATCTAACACTATCGTTAGTAATACCATATTGATTGTTTGTTCCTTGTAATGATATAACTCTGTAAGTAGGTACATTAACTCCTCCACTAGTTTGACCAGACCAAAATGGAATTCCTTTCCAATTATCAATAACTACTTCATGAGATGTTGAATTTATAGAACCACCTGTATCTATATTTCCAAAACTATCAACTAAGTCATTCATATATTTAGCATCTTCTTCACTAACATTAAATCTTCTCATAGTAGTAGCAACTAAATTAATTCTTTCTGTTCTAAATAACCAAACATAAGCATCCATAGCTTCAGTTATAATGTCTGTCATATTTTCATATGCAGCATCAGCAAGATTATCATACCAACTATCACCAGGACCTCTTTCAGTTGTTACTTTCCATGCTTTGTCAAATAATTCATTTATTTCTTCTGGTGTCCATGATGGATATTTTGCTTTTACTATAGGTGTAATTGAATCTCTTGATGCTTCTTTTTCATCAAATGATGGTATTTCTCCTATTATTGAAAGATCAAAATTAGAACCTAATGTATCTATTCTAAATTTCATTTCATTAAATAAAACCTGGGTTGTTGCACTAAATGAAAAGTCATTTATTAATTTATCATCTTCATCATCTTCATGAGTTGCTACTATTCTTCTTCGTGGAATTATTTCTTGTTCAGGATCATATTCTAATAACAAATAATAAGGAGCATAATAAAGTCCAGGTGGGGTTGTTAAGGCTGTTTCTAAATCTACTTCTGTTTGAACATTTTCTTCAACATCAGAAGAATCTCCTACTTTTGTTGCTTCAAAATTAATTTCTTCTTCCATTTGCGCCCCTGCTTCTGCTAATGCTACACTAGGTAATTCTCCATCCCAATCTACTGATATAGTATCTTCTGGTATTTTTGTTATATTATCTGATAAAGATGTGTAATAAGTTACATATTTTACTATAGAAAGTTCAGGATATTCTTGACCAAATTCCCATTCAGGGGTAGTATCTTCTTCTAATGGAACACCCGGGCCCGGTACTACTTCCCACTCATCGGATGTTAATGGAGATGCTGTAGATGCTACTAATGATTTACAAAATAAAGTTCTTGATACTTTATTCCCAGGAACATAATCAGTATTAGGATCCCATTCCATACTTCTTTTAACTTCCTCTATTAAACAATTACCTATAAGTCCATCTAATTTATTTAAATCTTCTATAAATTTATTTAATGTATCTTGTATAACTTTTATAGCGGGTTTAACTGACTCTACTGCTCCTTTTCCTTTGTCTAACATTTTTCCTATAAAATCTAAAACATCAGCTAAAGTTGTAATAACATTAACAGGTATACCAACCCCAGGAGGAACAGATGTTGGAATTGGAATTGCTTTTATGGTTTTAACAACATTCCTAATATTACTAATCATTTTTTCAGTATCAGTTGCAAATTTATCTAATTTATTTACTTGTTCTAATACTCTACCAATTGAATTTACTAGTTGATTTTTAGTATTATTTATTCTTAATAATTCAGGCTTCATTGGACATTTAGGGATGCCTAATTTAGTAACAAATTGCTCTTTAAGAATTTCTACAACTTTTTCATTTTGAGCTAATTTTTTAACATTAGAAACAACTTTCGAATTTATAATTTTATCTAAAGCCATTATTTAGTAAATGTTGTTTTTGATTTATAATTTTCTATTTCTATCATCATTTGTTGAATATGTACTGATAAAAATGTGGCTTGTGCAGCTACTGCTACATTTGGTACACCCGGTGCTGGTGTTCCTACTGAAGGTAATGCTGTACATAGACTATTTAATTTTGTTAACAATGTTTTAAATTGTTTTAGAAATTTATTACCTAATATTATAGGTTCATCTGCTCCGTTATCTGCTCTATCCCCTAAATTTATTTGAGTTCCTACTTTTACTACAAAATTAGCAGTAGTATCAAAATTAAATCCTTTACCAGCATTAAAACTAATAGTTCTTCCTGTAGCTAATAAAATATGATCTGATTTAGCGTTAAACATTAATCTTCCTGAGTTTAATATTATTTGAGAACCTCTGTAAGATGATGGGGATGATGGTGTTTCCCCAAATCCAGCAGTATATGATTCATAATTTGATCTAGCTCTAAGTGGTATTCTTTGTGTTGAAGTTAAATAAACTGATGATTTATCTTTATTTATATCTTCTAATTGAGTTTCCCATGTCGGAATAGAAGAATCTTTATATTGTTGGTTTCTAATTATTGTAATTGGTTCACCATTTTCTCCAGTCGACGACCATAAATTAGTAGGAGTACCATTTGCTACTGTACTTCCAAATCTTAAACTCTGACCCCATCTTCCTTGTAATACTATATCTCCTTCATATAATTGAAGATTTCTAGTATCTATTTTTTCATTAAAAGTTTTTCCTAAATCAATATCAGTAGCACCATCAGTTACTTTTCTAACAAATCCTGATTCTGTCTTATCATAATCATCTGTTGGATCATCCTCTGATATTACTGTATCTGGAACCGCGTTGTGGTGTACACTGTTCCACATATTAATTGGTTGGAAATAATAATGTGTTACAGCGTTTATATCTTCTTGAACTCCAGGTGTTGGTAAATCTATTATATAAACAAGTTCATTTAAAACTGGTGGGATTTTTATATTAGGAAATAATGGTTTTGCAAAATTAGAAGGTAATCCTCCCTCAGGAGTAGGTTGACCTATATCTTCATATAATATACCCCCTAATCCAGACCATTCTCCATTAGTTTTAAAAACATCTTCATTTTCTTTATTATTTAATAAAACAAATTTAACTCTTCCAGACCTTATTAAACCCTGCATTCCTCCAAGGTTTAATCCTTTTCTTGCAGGAGCCCCAAATTTTTTATTTTTAGGCATTATTCATCATTTTTTTCTTTTCTAGCTATTTTTTCTAATCTTTCCATTTCATCTAATAATTCCTGTTTTTCCTCTTCTGATATTCCTAATTCCCCATCCTCATTAACAGATTGTAATGCTCTTTGTACAATAGTTGCCATTTTAATTAACTGTTCATCATTTTTAACACTTATTTCTAAATATTCTTTTATTAAAGGAACTATTAAAGTAGCATCACCAATTTCTTGAATTAATGGTTTTAATTCTGAAATTAAAGCTGAGATTTGTTGTTTCTTTTGTGTTTGATTATCGTATATTTCATTTAAAAGATCCGAAAATCTTTTATTTCCAAATACTATTGAATCTAATTGTCCCATTGTTTTTATTTATAAATATTAAGAATCTAAATTCTTAAGAAGGAAAATAACCATATTCTTGGAAAAAAATATATTTTTCTTTATATATAGTATGTAATTTATTAGCTATTTTTGTTATTTTAGGAGTTTTTACATCAATCATTTCTCTAATGTAGATGTATAATGCTTTTTTATTAAAAACATCTATTGCTTCTCTTTTTCTAAATAATTCTAATATACAATCTGCTATTTGGGCATCATATTCTTTAGGAAATATGTTATAAATGTTATCTGTTATATATTTAACAAAACAATCAATAAAATATGATAATCTATCTCCTTCTTTAAATCCTTTTTTAGATAATTCACTTCCTTCAAAACCATTTATATTTTCAACAAAAATTTCACTACTTTTTTCTAATTTTTGAGATTCTATAAACCAAGGATTATTTTTATCTAAATTTTGATAATTGTTAATATCATCTACAGATACTTTATCTATTTTTTTCTTATAATATTTTTGATTGTAAGCTATAAGCCATCTTTTTACTATAGTTCCAAAATATGAATAAGCTTTAGCTCCTTTAGCTGGGTCAAATAAGTGAATTTTATCTAAAAGAAATACCATTATTTCATGTTGTAAATCTTCTAGATTTTGAATATTATCTGTATAATAAAATTTAAAAGTATGTATTATATTTTGGGTGAGTTTAAAAAAGGCAAAATGAATTTTATCTTGATATATTTTACTTCTTTTTTTAGATGATTTAGTTTTGTTATATAATACTATAGCATCTTCTGTTTCTTGTGTAAAATAATTCCTTTTTTGTCGTTTTTTTTGTGCTTTTTTTATTACATTATCCATTAGTCAATTTTTCTTACCTTGAATTCGTTGAGAATTTCTTGGATTTGTTTTACTCCTTTAAAGAAAAAACCAACTTCATCATCAGCTTCAAATCGACCTAATGCATCTAATTTTTTGAGTCTTTTATCTGATATTTCTATAACTTTAGATATTTTATCTAAATATTTCATATATTCTACAAGAATATCTTCTTGCTTTTCATTTTTACGTAATAAATTTAAAGTTGTAAATCCTAAGATTGCAACTATAATTATTAAAAAAGATATGACTATTATTTCCATTATAAATTATCTAACATGTTTTTTAAACCTTTGCTTTTTATACTCCCTAATGCTTTAGACTTAGTAGATGTTGGTCCT